AGAGAAGTACTAGGTAGGCTCATACCAGGTTGAATACGCATAACATCAGGGACAGTATTCTGCATAGCCCTAATTTGCATACTAGCACTAGTCGGTTTAACCTTAGTTGTTCTAGTAGTTACAACTGGTGTGGGTTTAGTTACTGCTTTTGGTTTAGGTTTAGCAGCCGCTGGTTTAGGCTTAGCAGCCGGTTTAGGGACAACCACTACTGGTTTAGGTGGTGGCACTGGTTCCCTATTGGCAATAGCTGCAGCCTTTTGACCTAGGGATGAACTGGTAACTTGAGTAAATCTATAATTAGGTACGGTGCCATTAACTTTTGGACTAAAAATTTCATCTACTGCTTCTAGTCTATACTGTGCCCCAGGTTTTTGTAAGAACTCAGCCTCATCGAACTCCATAACAGGTCCGATGTTTTTACCTTCAGCGTTTTGAACCGTAATTAAAGCACTAGGAGCGTCCTTTCTAATAAACCTTAATGCAGCTTTTTCATCAGCAGAAAAAGATCCAAAACCTTTATCGGTATATATGTCTCCAACTTTAAGGTCTACTAAGCCCTCCCTGACTGGATCTTTAATTGCTCGATAGAGATCTCTTTGTTCACTGGGAAGAGCATCAAGAGTCCTGCTCAAATTACCTTGTAAAAACTCATTAACAGCTATTTGTTGAGGTGTTAAATTAGCACTACTGCCAGTCCTAAGCTGCCTATTTAAGTCAGCATAGTACTGTTTAACGTTTTCCCCATATAGACCCAAAGCAGCTTTACTGGCTTCATCTAAATCTATAAATTGTTGATACTTACCAATGTTCTCTAAATACTTTTGCGAAGTGGTATTTAAAGTTTCATCGAATGGAGACTGACCTAATCTACGATTAATCCTGTTACCAATTTGCCTACTGAATTGAGATACTAGTTCTGGGTCAATGCTTGGGGCAGCGTCAGGTTTACCAGCCCGTCCTAAAGCTTTGCCAAGTTTAGGTGTTTTATACGGAACAACTGTTGTACCTTCTTGTACGATACGCATTGGACTCGATTGAGCTACTGCACTACCACGATTCATTGTAGCCGATAAATTAGCCTGTTGTGCCCTAACAGCTTCTTCACCAACTTGAGCCATGGCATCTTGCTGTTTCCATGCTCTCATTTCCAGTGTAGCTGGATCAATACCAGCTTCACCAGTGAGATCAGGTTGCCACTTCTTCTTCCTAACATCTGTAGGAATATCAGATGCCCACCTTGTTTGACCTTTGATGTTAGATGGCATACCAGATACTGGTGTTACCATCCTTTCATCAGCAGCCATAGCTAATTCATCACTAATGCGAGGAGCAGCGGGCATACCCTCTGAAGCCAGTACTTTCTCATAATAAGCACCAATCCAGTCCTTAGGAACACCTAATTGTTCCATAACTTGAACCGGCCAACGTGGTAATGCACCATGCAGGGAGTTACGCATACCGTGCTCAGGCCACATATTCTCCCGAGCAATACTACCACCAGTTTTAGCGCCAGCTACGTGTCCACGGTGAAACTGTTTATTGAACTGCCTTTGAATAGCTACTCGTTCACCTTCAGACAAATTATTCCAATCGTTCTTTAGTTCAGCTCTAAATCGATCGACTTCTTCCTGCCCATGTATACGTCGTATTTCGTTTTCTTCAGCGATGTTAAAGTCTTCACGAATAGCACGACGCATACCACCTTCAGCAAACTCTACAGCTCCAGTATCCTTATTTTTTTCAATGTTAAGGATGGGGTTACCGATGATATTTTTATAATCAACACCCATCTCTTTACGAGCTTGTGGGGCAGATTTACCATCGGCAATCCTAGACATAAAGTCAGCCTTTAGCTCCTCCCAAGAGTTATACCTAGAGGGAATTCTATTAGCCTCTTGCCATAGTCTAAATAGCTGATCTGGTTCTGTATCAAATGTTGGGATGGGTTTATTACGTGGAGCCATAATTAGCTCCCAACTACGTTAGACTCACCACGCATACGACGCTTACGCTCTTCCTCTTCCTTTGCCAGCATACGCTCTTTACCAGAGCCAGGACGTTGACGAGGCTTGCTATCCTTATTAGCAGAAGGAGGATAAGGCTTATTATTGGAGTCCATGTAGGTACCTGAAGTTTTTGCTTTACTGTAGTCCTTAGACTGTTGAGGCTTTTTACCTGTGTCAATATCAGTACGGAAATTTTCAGGCTTAACTGCCCTAGCCCGTGTACCAATAGGGTTACTTTTAATATCTTCAGATGTTACCTTTTGACCCTTTTGACGCATTTGAGATGCTTCAATCATTCGATTGATTTCATCACGCATCTCTTTAAGTGTTTTCTTTTTGTCCATGATTAACGAATGTGTGCTAAGATTAGTGTTTCCCTATTGGTAGGACCGAATGTGTCCCTCATCCATTGTAACCAATTTCTACTGCCTTTATCCTGTCCGCAATAAACACATTGACAGTTAAAGTATTCTTTAATTGCACGACGGTGTAGCCTTTTTGCTTCAGAGCTTGTCATCGTTATTAGGTTATGGAGGTAGTGATCAGGACTAGGCAGTAGTGGAGTCATATTACCGGATCAATGGATCAGCCATACTTCTTACCCTTACGTGGGCGTGTACGGTTTGCTTTAGGGGATTCTAATTTGCCTTTATTGGGACCTGTATGGGAAGCATCCATACCATCACCATTACCATAAGTACCAAGCTTACGGTTCAGTTTATTAGCATTAGTACGGATCTTAAGACCCTCTTTAGTTTTATTATAGGAAGCTTGCTGCTTGAGGCGCTTAGCCTTTGCCTCAGGATTAGCCTTATAGTATTTAGATGTGCGACTTGCCATACAACCTCTTTTGGATAAGTTCAGGATCTACCTTGGGCATAATGGTGGCAAGTTTATCAAGTGGGTTACCCTGATACGCGCAACCCGAAATGTCATTTTTAGATAGCCAATCTGTGCAGGCTTTTAAATCTGCAGTACTAGCCTCACCAGATTTAATGCGGCGAAGAAACTCTTCGGTAACTAGGTTATGTAATTCGTTAAAAGCATCTTCCGTAGCTTTCTGTTTAGGTGCCATAGTGTCCGTTAGTAAGTAAATAAGTCAAGGCTTTAGATAGTATTGTTGGGCTATCTTTTAAGTAACCAAGTCCACGGTTGCAGTTATTGCAAAGTAACCCACGAACTTCATTCGTTTCATGGTTATGATCTACTCTAAAACGTTCTCCGGGACCTCCAGGGGTATCTGTACCACAAATAGAGCAAAGGCCATTCTGCTGTTCGTAGAGTAAATCGTAATCCTTTAAAGTAATACCGTACTGAGTTCGGTACTTCCAAGTTCTTGCTCTTTGAGAATCACGAGCTTGCTGGTTTCTGCATTCCTTACAAGTGTTACGTTTACTCTCAAATTTGTCCAACTCTTTTTCTATCCCGCATTTAATGCAGGTTTTCTTAGCCATTTCTCAATACAATCTGGTCCAGCTTGTTCTCGATTCTGATCATGTGATCCTCCATCTTTTGTAAGGCGTTGGCTAGCTCTTGGCGAGGGACGTACTTCTCAGCAAACCTCAACTCAATGGAATCAATACGTTTGTCTAATTGATCCATACGTGTGTTCGATTTACTGTTAATAGCTGCAATACCGCCACCTATCCCAATCACCAGAGAAGCAACACCTGTGATAACCGCTTCAATCATTTCTTTTGGTTGATGATGTTAATCAGTTTAGTGCTATAGTCGGGATCAGTGGCGTACCCCTCCTTAACTAAAAGTCTGCAACACTCCTCTACAGAGGTTGCTCTATTTACACCTTTATATGTCTTGTAGTCCTTGTACCAACGCTGTGTCAAATAGGAGACACACGACTGAAGATCCGGGAAGTTAATGAACCCAGCAGTAATCGTGATCCACTTACCATCGATGAACTCTTTAGTCTCATGGTCAGTACCAGAGCCCTTAAGTCCAAAGTAGTTATGTGTACCAGAGGTATGCTTACCCCATCCACTTTCTAATGCCCACTGTGCTGCTACTACTTGTGGGAACTTAGCACCTGCTACCTTAGCAGCAGTAATAACTCCCTCCCAAGTGTTAGCAACGGTAGCTACAGGTTGCGGGGTGTTGACAGGCCTGAAGGTCATGAACCAACCAGTACCACTACCCTCTACTTCCCAACGCTTAAGCCAGTTCTTCCAAGAGTAACGGACACTACTACCACCACTACCAATAGTGACATAGCCTCCGTTAACGTTATCCATCTCACCGTATGGGTCATGGAAGACACCACGTTCACTCTCATCACCAATCAATAACATCCAATGCCCACCACCCCTAGGAGCAGTAGCAGGACCTTTATGTAGGATACCAGTAGCAACTGGATAGCCAGCCTTTAGTTCATTGATCAAAGCTTGCTTAGTACCCTTTTGGTAGAAGGTAGCTAAGATACCGTACTGCTGACAAGCCTTGATGTGTGATGTATATTCAGTTGTATCTCCATACTTCAATACAGTACGGAGGTAATCATCATCGGCGTTACTACCCTTTAATGCATCAGGACGGAGATACTTGATGGCCATAGCACATGTTGAGCTAAAGCACATCCGATCCCCGTGACCTGTTGCACTATCTGTCTGGGGGTAGTACTGCTTAACTTGCAGCAGTACCATTACTACTTACCTCGGAAGGTACGACGAATCTTACGTACAGTGTCATCCTCAGTACGTGTCTTACTAAAGTAAGCAGCAGCCATAGAGATGGCTTGAGTAACGCTATTAGCCTTACGCTTCTTAGTTACACCAAGATACTCAGATGCAATAAAAAGAACAAAGAAAGCAAGTGTCTCATAGGACACCTTAATACCAAGAATAGTGATCATGGTTAGTTAAAGGTAAGGGTGTCATTACCAAAGCCACCAACAATAGAGGTAGCGGTAAAGTAAGAACCACTTGTTACACCGTCGAAGCTAATGGTGTCATCAGCTTGGGTAATGGGTTCGTCTTTTGTTGGCCAACCGCTGTAGTCAGCACTAGTGACATAAGCAGCTAACTCATCAGTAGTAGTGGTAGCTCGGATCTTGCCTTCCTTTGTGCCGGAGATGTCCCGTACAGCAAGGCGATAGAAAAGAACGTCAGCAGGAGTTGGAGTGCCTGTCTCAGCTTGACGGGTGATATACCAGTCACTACCGGCCAACAGTGTGCCCGCAGTAGTTTTAGTTTGACCTACCCACTGCTCTACGAGTTGAGCGTGGTCCTTAGGAATCCCTGTATCCCAGTAGAAGCGTTGGTCTACCGGGATGGGGTCAGGCTCTTCCGTAATGCCAATAGCTGCACGTTCTTCAGGGGAGGCAAGTCGAAGCCAGTTATTCGGGTATTGAATGCCATCGTGGGTAAATGCCACGTCTGGACTTAATGGTTGTCCGTTTAAGATAAACATATTATTCAGTAGAAGTCGTGTTCACTACTAGCGGGCGCGGGCGTAATTAAAGGGTGACTCGGCGAAGGCGGCGTAGATGTAAGTGCCGTTAAAATTGAGTTCTGTTTCTCCTCTGCGGATCTTGAAACCATTGCTTAATATATCTAGCCACACCAAAGGGTTAGTGGTGCCAGTCCCGCCTGTGCCTTCTTGATAACTAGCATTGGCAAATAGACTGGCACCACCAAGCCCGTTATAAGAATAGCGAGCTGCATCAATCATTAGCCAGCCGTTGTATGAAGAGTAGGTCGTATCCGTAGCTGCTTTAATCATTATCCACCTAGGTCTAAAGCCAAGGTAGATAAAGGGACCATCGTTTACTCCGTTGGCGGTGTAGCTGCCGAAAGAAGAGTACCCGGCTAGTGGGGCGAAGCAGTAGGCAACGTAATTCTTACTGCTCACATTGGTTTGCGATGCATAGTTGTCATCTCCAGGACCAAGCGTAAATGTTGCACTTGACGGCCCTGCATTATTCCATCCATCAGCCGTAGTCCCAACCGCGTTAGTCAAGTTGAGAGCCATGATCTTTGTATTGCCTAGGCTTGAGTGATACACAACCCAGTTCTTGTTTACGGTGCTTGATGATCGTTGTTTTACGATGATCAATCCAGGCGCAACACCAAGGCCATGTCCCACCGTTGCACCAGCGGTTCCGTTCCCCGTATAAGTAACAATCGAGAACCCCGCACTCGCATTAGCCCTCACCTGACTAGAGATGGAGCCTTGTGTGTTCGTGACGGTGGAGCTTCCGGCGTCCCAGCACCAGCCTGCATACGTGTAGCCGTTCGAGCTGAGTCCGTTAAGGCTAGAGAATCCTGAGGTGTCAAACGACAGGTACGTTGTGCCTGTGGTTTCAGCGCCAGTTGTGTTGCTGCGCAAGATTCCTGCGCCACCACGGATGGCATCAAACAGGTAATGGTCCTGGGAGTTAGAGCGAGACTTCACCCACACCAAATCTGGATTGAACCCCCCTGGCAGTGTGATCGACTGGTTGCCGCCATTCCCAGTCCACGTCAGCACATCCATCACCGTATTAGGCTTTGTGACTAATGGCGCGGGCAGGTTTGCCGTGCAGAGCGCCTTGAAGCCGCTGGGGGCGGTGTAGGCGAAGGGGCGTTGGCCGAAGTTGCAAGCGTAGGCAGGCACAGGGTTTCCATTTCTACCTGCAACTGGACCGTAGTTTCCTGTGACGCCAGTAAAAGCCTGCCCTTGCGATACGCCGTTTTTGTAAAAGGTCAATGTACCGTTGTCGGCATCCCATGCAATACCAATAACATCTCCGACCGTGTACGAGGCTCCGTAACTTGTAGCGCTGTTGTTGAGTCTTTTTAACCCATCGTCTCTGTATCCCCAAGATTCAGACCCACTGTTCCCTATTTCACCAGTGTTGCCAATGCTGCCAATACCAACCAGCCCATAACTTGGAGCAGAAGACTGGGCTGTCATAGTGGCTTCCCAATACCATTTGCCCGATGATGCGGAAAACGTCGAATTAGCGCGTCCGTTGCTGCCTATGGTTACATCTAGATTGCCGTTTGCATAAGTGGAGTTAACCGGGGACAGCGGGTTCCAAGTGCAATAGTTTCCACGAACCTCTCCCCCCACGCCCGTATCCGTGCCGCTCGAAGAGGGAACGTCTACGAGGGAGTCGTTGTCCTTACCTTGGTCGTCATAGACCTTGAAATTGGAGTAGGTATAAGTTCCGCCTTGGGCGCCACTTCCATTGGTGATGCCGATGTAGCGCCCAGTCTGCGAGGCAAACCCTGCAAAGGTCACCGTAATGGTGCCAGGTGTGGTACTTGATGGCCTGCTGGCACTGGTAACCGTACAACCGCCGCCGCAAATAGTGCTGCCGGTGCTAGATGAAGAAGTTGAAAAGTAAGTAATGAAGTTGGTTCCAGTGTCGGAACTTTGGCCGCTGGCCACGACGCTGAATGTAATCCTGTTAAAGGATTTACTAGAGCCAAGATCGACCCAGTAGATGCGGTCAGGGCTGATTGCAGCGGACGTGGATGATGATGCAGACGACTGGTCCCAGTTACGGCTAGCCGTGGAGCTGTCTCGATAAGACAAGCCAGCGGGGGTTTGGTCTACAACACCCGTGACACTCAAATTGTTCGGCGTCCAGTTATTCCCGTTGCCACTAGTGTCCTTCCCTAATGTGGTCGCGGTTGCTGCCGAGTTGTCCGCGAACTCAAGGTGGAAGCCGTTGGTTCCGTAAGTGCCGGTATAGCGCTTAGGCATCCACACGCCGGTGGTGGCGTCGGTTTCGCCGAATGATGTGGGGGTTAGAGCTTGACCGTCAATGAAGTAGATGTCGGCTAGGTAGCCGTCAAAATACAGTGAATCAACAGTATCTCCTGCGATTTGGTGCTGATTTGAAGAGGAATTTACACCCGTGTCGTCATTTTGCGGTGGATAGGTTTGCCCTAATGGACCAGACGCTGTTACTTGGACTCCATTGACGTATAGCTTTTGACGATCCGCTGCTGTCGATTGGGTTGTATCTACCGCTAAAACGATGTGATACCAAGCCGATGGGTCTCTGTAGACGTTTGCATACGAGATGAAGTAGTTAGTAGAGGCTCCTCGCAGATTTGTATATAGAGTCCCCGTAGTAGAATAGTAACTTAAATAAGTATCTGCGGCTTTAAATACTCTTTGGGTAGTGCCAAGTTTGCCTAGCTTCACCCACCCCGCCCAGGTCCACGTCTTGCGGTTGCCGGCTGATGCGGGGGTGCGAGACAAGTAGGCACTGTCACTACTATTGAAACGAAGGCTCCTAGATACCTCGTATCCACCACCTGCAGCTCCTGAAATAAGAGCTGTATTAATATTACCTGGAATCATGTAACCTCGGTGATAAGGCGAGCAGTAATACGAGTAGCTGACTCAACATAATAGACAAGAGTTGATACACTACTCAATGCAGTACTCATGGTAGGTGTGCCACCACTAAACTTCCAGTTACTACCGTATGCAACAGTATAAGCAGTACCAGAACCTTGAGTAATAACAATAGCTCCTGACTGACCTGCAGTAAGGTTAGTAGGATTAGCAAGGGTAAGGCTATGAGCAAGTGTAAGGCTAAAGTTATTAGCTGTAGCAAAGTTAGGTGTTACAGTAGCTGCTGAGGTAAGAGCACTTACAGCACCACGTTGTGCTACAGTAAATGTCTGTACGACATCAGTCTTAGCAGTATCAGCATCATAAGCTTGAACAGTACTACCAATAGCACTAGAGGTGAGGATATTAGCATTATAAGCTTGTACACTTACACCAATATCACCAACATCAAGTACAGCATTAGCACCAACCGACAAAGAGTTAGTTACATTAACAGCACCTGATGGATCAACAGTAAGACGTGCAGTACCACCAGTAACAAGTGCTAGTTCATCAGCACCAGTATGAGCAAGACCAGTGTTTACATCACCATCAAAGGAGTAAACAGGAGCTGCAACAGAAGTGCTATCATCAGCCTTAAGTTGACCAGTAAGGGTACCACCAGTAGTCTTAAAATACCGACTATCAGAATCAGTAGCGTAGTAACGTACCCACACCCAAGTAGATGTAGCACTACTATAGTAGATCTCAACAGTAAGACCACTGTCCCCTATGAAGCCTCCAGGAAGCCCACTAAGGGGTGTGAAACTCTCAATACCTGTAGAGTCAAGGATACGAATAGCATCACCGTTTACAGGCGATCCTGGGATGGCTGCAACGTTAGCTACCACTGTATAAGCAAGAGCCTCTGCAGCAGCATTAAGAGCCGCTGTAGCATTAGTGTTGGCTGTGTTAGCAGTGGATACAGCACTGGCTGCTGCAGCACTAGCAGCATTAGCTGTAGACACAGCTGAGTTAGCTGTTGATACTGCACTATTAGCTGTTGCAGTAGCTGCATTAGCCGTTGATACAGCACTAGCAGCTGTTGCCTGAGCTGCAGTCGAGTTACTAAGGGCTGTGTTAGCCGTTGTAGTAGCTGCAGTAGCTGCCGTAGTAGCAGAGGCTGCGTTATTACTAGACTCCTGTGTTACATAGAGACCTTGAATAAAGTTATTATTAAGGTCTTGTGCACGAATAGCAGAACCAGAGTAGAAGGTAGCAGCTAGATCGCTATCATCAGTCTGACGATAGATAACAATAGCAGCACCATTAGCTGGTGTATTACCAGCAGTGAATAGTACCTGTCCACCAGTCTTAGTGCTGTAGTTAAGACTTTGTAGGTTATAGTGAGTACCAGCTGTTTTAAGGACACCTGCAACAGTAACCTTAATATCAGTAGGCTCTAGCCATTTAAAAGTAAAAGAAAAGGGTCCTAAGTTGGACCCATCACCAGTGAATGTATTTTGTGTAGTAGCCATCTCTAAGGTTAGCGATACATTTGAGTTAGTCGTTCAATCTCTGCTTTACGACGATCAGCAGCCCGTGCAGCATCATCAATACGACCTTGTTTCATGAGGTTCTTATTGGTCAGTGACTCTTGGATAGAGCGCCACATCGGTTCATTTTCTTGTTGCATACGCAACTCAGCTGCCTTCTGAGCTTGAGACATGATGTCATTCATCACTGAATAGACTTCACTTTGAGCTGCTTGTATCTCCTCAGATGGACGACCTTGTACACGCATTGCACGGATACGATCCAACTGATCGTTATACTTTTTGTTCTTACTTAGCTTATCAAACTCCTTCCACAGTTGTTGTTCACCGATGTACTTATACAGTACTTCACGTTCCTGTGGGGTGTATTCGTGGTTACCAGAGCTATCCTTACGAATCATCTGAATACCATCCCAGCCACTATCAATCAACCACTGTCGCCAAGGCTCAGTACCCTCACTGATCTTAACTGGGTTAACAGCATTGAGTGCACGAAGGACTGGGTTGTCAATATCATTGAGTGGCTTACCCGTGTAGATATCAATCTGTTCAGGTAGTTGACTGGAGAAGCCAGGTACCTTATTGGTAACATAACCAACTAGGTCCTTATAGATATCCTTTTGGGAACTAGTGACAGCGTTAGAGACAACACCAAGAGCACCAGATAGAGGGATAGCAGCCCTTACTTCATTAGCAAGGAATCGAGAGATAGCAGTTTCATCACCGTTAGCAACAGCAACAACAGGCTCAAGACCAGCAGTCCAGGACTTATTGACAAAGGTAGCAGAAAGAGTCCAAGCCAATTTATCAGTAAATGACTCAGTAAGGGTAGAGCCAATGTCACGTGAGTAGAAGGCAAGGTCACCAACAAGAGTCAAGATAGTATCGAGTGGTTCATAACCTGCGTAGCTCACCCACTTACCACCAATGTTGATTGTCTTAGGTTGCCACCCAAAGTTATCACGAAGCTTCTTACGTTCACCTGCATTAACAGGACCGTTACCACGGATGTTACCAGCCAAGGCATGTCCAAGCATAGAGGAAGACAGTAGTGCACCAAAGGCTACACGACCACGGTATTCAGCCTCAAGACCTTTGAAGATAGCCATACCATTAGGTACACCATCATATGCAATACCGTGCTCCATCAGAGCTTCTTTAATCTTGTCGATGTCATCACCAGCCCACAGTACTTTTGAGTACCTGTTCATACCAGGTAGAGTGGCGATAGGAGTATAAGACATTGCCATCTTAACACCATTAACACCAGTCTTAGGGAACATGAAGAATGGCTTGAGGATAGGAAGCCTATTAACACCACGAGTCAACCACGCAGCAGTCTCATCATCCAAGTTCAGTGCCATCTCTCCAGCAGCATTCTTAGCAGCAGCATCAGTCAAGTTACCAAGAGCATCGAAGGACTCATCATAAGCCATCTTCTCAGCCTTAGCTAGTTGTTGGGCTAGCTCAGCTCCTTTATAACCAATACCAGATACTTCATCCCATGCCCTAGCACGAGCCATCTGAGAGGCTACAGTAGTCTGTACAAAGGAGTCAGCACTAATCATAGCATTAGTACCGTACTTAAACCACCGCCAGTTACCAAGGTCATACATGAACCTAGCAAAGCGATACTGAGCAAGACGACCCCAGTTACCATCCTTTTCCCATACCTGTTCCATATCGGCTAAGGTATCCCAAAGGTTCGGGTTATAGTCAGTAACAAGGTCTTCACGTGCTAGTTCACGGAAGTCAGTAGTAGCATCATTACCCCACTTACCGTTATTCCAGGTACGCTTAAAGGTATCCCAGGAGTCATTCAATGCACGCTTATTAACCTGCCAGAATGAACCGTAGACATGGGTAGCCTTACGGAGATCATCAACAGTGTTACGACCCATCAAGGCACCAATACCAGTACCAAGGAAGGCATTGTTAGCACGTAGGGTAAGTGCAACAGTGTTACCAGTAATAGCTTTGAGAGCTGAGATACCAGACAACATGTTGTTATAACGTACTGCCCACACACCTTGTGCAAAGGCATTCAGACCTTCATCACCACTCTTAAGAAGACCAACTGGGCTAAGTTGCTTAGCACTCCACTTCATCAACTTATCAAGGGAATCTACATCACCCCTAGTTAATGCAAAGGCATCAATCAAAGGTTGAGCAGCATCAGGACGATCCCTAGCAATAGTACGGATCATATCCCGATAACCTTGGGCTTGGATGTTCTTCTCTCGTACCTTAAGATCAAACTGCTCAGTAATCTGTCTAATAGCAGTCTCCTTATCAGGTGACTCCTTAAGGAACTTCTGCCAACGATCCTGGTTCTTAAGTGCCCAACCAGCGATGTACTTATTAAGTGCATACTCTTCCATAAGGAAGGCAAGGCGATCACCAAGCATCTCAGTAGTACGGCCAAGGTCAGCACTCTCAGGGAATGCCTTATAGCCCTCAGCAATATCTGCTACTTCACGTCCTACGGTATCCATAGCACGAGCTGATGTTTCAGTAACGATTTGACCGATGTACTTATCAGTCAGTTCACGCATAGCATAGCCAATGGCTTCTGCTTGAACATCGTTGACATATTTAATGGAACGACCATCGAGAAGGGTCTTTACATCACGGTTGTTAAGGAATAGGTTCTTAAGATCAGATACCTTATCAGTACCAATGATGTCGTTATAGATCTTCCAAGCACCATCACTCATCTGAGCTTTGGTGTACCTGAAGCCGTCAACGATAGCATCAAAGTTACCAGTAGCACGAGTGCCTTCAGCTAGGTCTTCAATAAGGTTACGGGATACAGCATTACCTTTACTGAGGTCATAGTAAGCACGTTCAGAAAGGATAGGAGCAGGAGAACCACTAGTGTTACCCATCTTGATAGCAGTAGTGTCTGCCATGTTACGGGCAATATTACCAGGAGGGATGCTAAGAGCAGCAGTAGAACCCTCAGGGAACATAGAAGGAGTGATCATAGGATCAGTACCTGTAGCCCCACTAGGATCGTCCATAAGGCGCCCTTTACCTACCTCATCGATCTGACTATCACGGCTTACCTGTTGACGCTCTACAAACGATTCTAGAGGGCTCTCAGTGAGGTCTGTAGCTCCAGTGTTAGCGTACTGTTGGGTGAGTTTACCTGCCTCGCTATCGAGACCTTTGATTTGTGCTTCAAGGTCACCAATGCGGATGCTTTGTTCGATGAGTTGTGCTTCATCAATAGGAGCAACAGAAGATACCTGTGCTAGCTCTTCTTGTAGAGACATGCGTTGTGTATCAATCTCAGACAACCGAGTAGCAGTAGCAGCATCAGCATTAACAAGAACCTCAGAAGACATGAACTCCTTAGCTGCACTGTCATTAGGTTTAAACCAATCCATTACTCCACGACCTGCAGCAGCAGAGTAACCAATGATATCACCAATAATACTAATACCAGCTGATTCATAAATAGTCTTTTGACGACGTACTTCAGGTGAGTCAGTGTCCTTAGTAACTAGTGCATCAGGAACAGGCAACCAAGGTGCAGCTTCTTTAACAATCGTTGCTACTGTCTCACCCTCAGATTGGTCACTGATAGCGTTAACAGCAACATCACCAGCAACGTTAATACCAAGGGCAGAGAGACCACGAGCAACAGGACCACCAGCCATACCAGCAGTAGCTACACGTGATGCAGCACCAACACCAATACTAGGAACAAGGACAGAAGATACTTCTCTTACCTTTTGAAAGCCAGGGTTCTTGAACTTTGTCTGAGCATCCCAGGTATCGTCAATCCACTCAGCACCAGGGATACGGCCAATTAGGTCAGCACCAAAGTCAATGATACCCATACCAACTGACCCAAGACCCTCAAGGGTACGTTGGGCGTAAACACCAAGGTCTTCACTAAGGTTAGCATTAGGGTCACCACTACCATAGATAAAACCACTACCAGGGTTAAGTGGTTTCTGTGGTTGTTGACCGCCACCCATCAGCTGTTGGGTAGCTTGCTGTTGTGGAGACTTAACAGGTTGTACATTACCAGCTGCTTTATTCTCAGCTGGTGTAGCCTCCTTATACATTGTCTCAGGAGCTGTCTGAGGACTATAAGCTGGAGCTGCCTGTTGCAAAGCTTGCTCTTCAGCAAGTGCTTCAGCTTCTAGACGCTTCAGTTCTTCTTCATCTACATAAGGGGTT